GATCAAAAAGTCCATGCTCGGCGGGGCGGTCGAGCGGTTTGAGGAAGAGCTAGCTGAGGCGGGGGAAGAGGCAAAAGACCTCGGCAAGGAGATGAAAAAGGCTGGGAAAAATGCTGAAACTGCTTTGGACGACGCCGCAGACAAAGCCAAAAGACTGAGAAATGAAACGAGAAATGCGGGCGAAGAAGCGGAACGTAGCCGAAGGAAATTCCAGAAGTTCGGTGACGCCCTGAACCGGATCAGCAGAAGTATGTCGAGGGGCTTCTGGAACATGACCACTTCGATTCTGCGCGCTCCATTCACGCTACCCGGGATGATAATTGGCGGCGCAGCGACATATGGCGCCGTACGTTACGGTTTCACGAACCCCCTCAGGGTGGCCAGCGAGTTCGAGCAGGCGGAGATCGCGTTCACCACGATGCTGGGCAGCGCAGAAAAGGCACGCAAGTTCATCGAAGAGATGAACCAATTCGCGGTCGCAACCCCGTTCGACGTTGCGGGTGTTCAGGAAGCCGCGAAGCAGATGCTGGCGTTCGGTTTCCGCCCCGAACAAGTCATCCCGTATCTCACGGCCATCGGGAATGCGGCAGCCGGCCTGGGCGGTGGTACAGATCTGATCGATCGGATCACCAGAGCCATTGGCCAGATGCAGGCCAAGGCGAAGGTCAGCGCCGAAGAGATGCTGCAGTTGACTGAGGCTGGCATCCCGGCATGGGAGATCCTCTCGCAAAAGATGAACAAATCCACGCGGGAAGTCATGGAGCTGTCCTCTAAGGGGCTGATTCCAGCCAGTGAGGCTATCGAAATGCTCATTGAGGGCATGAACGAGCGTTTCCCGGATATGCTCCAGAAGCAGGCGGAATCGCTCGATGGTCTGAAAAACCAAATCCTTGAGACGTTCAACCTTGTGGCTGTGAAGCGATGGGGTGATGGCCTGGCTCGGGCATTGAAACCGAGATTCCAGGAAATTAACCGCTGGATCGAAAACAACGAGGATAAGATTTCCCGGTGGGGAGACGCTCTCGAAAAGGCTGCCTACGAAGGCTTCGACTACCTGCTGCGCCAGGGCGAACGGGTATTCAAATACATCCAGCGGAACTACCTCGAAAACGAGGAATTCCAGCAATTGCCGTTCAACAAAAAGATCGAGGTCGTTTTCGGGGACATCGAGCGGAAGTTCACTGAATGGTACGAAGGAAGCGGAAGACGGAAAATTGAGGAAGGGGCGGAAAAGCTCGTTGACTTTATGGCCGGTGCGATCAAGGCGTCGCAGCCTCTGCTTGATGCAGCGGCGAAAGTTGGGGCTGCGATCGGTCAGGGAATGCTGAGCGGTTTAAAGGATTTTGCAAAGCAGCACCCCGAACTGTCGGCACTACTCGCCTTCATTTCGACGCCAGGCCCGGTCCAAGTGAAGCTGGCTTCCGCCGCTACGGTCGGTGTTTCCGCTGGGTTGAGCGGCGCTATCGAACGGGAAAACAAAAGAAGGCAGGAGCAACAGGAGAAACGCCTCGGCGGCATGGTGGAATTCTACCAGAAGCTCGAAAGTAAGCCGAAGGATCAGCCGCTGCCCGGTTGGGAAAACACGTACCTGGTCCCGGCACCAAAGAAGACCTTTGGTCAGAAGATCGGGGACTGGTTCCGAAATCTCCTGCCTGGCCACGCCGATGGCCTCCCGTACGTCCCGAAGGACGATTACATCGCCCGCCTTCATGAAGGCGAGCGCGTGCTGACGAAGCAGGAAAACCGGGAATACACGCGAGGCAGAGCGCAAGCCACGATGCCGCCTATCAACGCGACGATCAACGTCAACGTTTCGGCGACTGCAGCCGCCGGCGGCTCGGCAGCGGTAAAAGAGGCGGCCAGACAGGGGGCGCGCGAAGGAATCGAAGAGTTCTGGCGCAGCCTGAGGCGCAATTACCCGGCGATCACGGAGGTGTGACGCGTATGGCAATGCTGGCCGGCTATGAAATCCACGTCATTTCGGAGACACCGGACTATGCTGTGAACATCACACAGTATCCGGTTGAAGAGGACATCGACCTGACCGACCACGTGGAGCGCCTCCCGACGACATTGACGATCACCGGGAAAATCCTCGGGCCGGAGGCGGCGAACATCCGCGCCAAACTGATCGAGATGATGACGCGGGGTGAACGGGTTGACTACATTGGCCGGAATGCTTTTCGCCGGGTGCTCATCGCCTCGATCAACACCGAGCATGACCACGAGGTGGCGAATGGGTTCCGTTTCACGATGACCCTGCAGCAGGTCCGGGTGGCGAAGCCCAGCTATGCACCTTTCCTAAACGACCCGATCCTGCTTTCCCAGGTGAAGTCCACCACCAGCGCTGGTCAGCAGCAGGTCGCGGACAAGCCGCCGGCCGGCACTCCGCAGACACACACGATCCGCCGCGGGGAGACGCTGTACAGCATCGCTCCGAAGTACGGAACGACGTGGCAGGCGCTACTCGCCCTGAATCCCGGAATCGACCCGAAAAAGCTCCAGATCGGCCAGCAGATCCGCGTGGCATAGGAGGGGTGGTCGGTGTACATCCCGATTCAGAAAAATCAGGTGCCGTACCGGTTCGAAATCCTCCTGGGCGCCGAGACGTTCGAAATCGAGGTCCGCTACAATGCGGACTTCGATTTTTTTACCATCGATCTTTACAAGGACGGCGAGGTGCTCGTGTACGGCGAAAAGCTGGTGTACGGCGTGCCGCTGTTTGTGGACGTATTCGATCAACGGTTTCCGGTCCTGCAGCTCGTGCCGCGGGATGACGCCGGCCTGGAAGAGCGCGTCGGGTACTCGAACCTGGGCGAAACGGTGTTTCTGCAGGTGGTGGGATGATCATGGAACAGTTCGGAAGGGTTGTGGAGGTCAATGTGGCCGGGAAAACGTTCCGGTCGAAGGACCTCTACATCGAATTCGACGTGCCGTTCGATGACGATGCCAGCCCGAACGAAAGCGTGATCCGCATCTTCAATCTGTCGCAGGACACGATCAGCCGTATCAAGCGGAACGACATTCTGACCATCAACGCCGGGTATGAAGGCGACGTTGGCCTGCTGCTCTCCGGCCGGGTTTCCTATGTCTCGACGCGGAAGGACGGACCGGATAAGGTGACATCGATCTATGTGCTGGACGGCCCGGATCTCAGCAGCGTGAAGATCGAGGAAAGGGCGTATGCCCCGGGCGTGACCGGCCGGACGATCCTGAACGACCTGATTCCGCTGCTGAAAGTGCCGATCGGGTCGTTTCGGCTGCCGCGGAACAAAGTGTATTCGGAAGGATACACCGTCAGCGGCTCCATCGTCGACCACTGCGAGGAGGTCGCAAAGGACTGCGGCGCCGCGTTCTACATCAACCGCGGCAAGTTGTACATCCGCGCGCTGAGTGACGGTGACGATGCGCGGTTCGTGCTCCGAAGCGACACAGGGTTGGTCGGCAGCCCGGAATACTTCGAAGAAGACGACGGAGTGAAAGGCTACCACATCGAGTGCTTGCTTCAGCACCGGATTACGACAGCGTCGATCATTGACCTGCAGGCAAAGTATGTAAAGGGCCGGTTCCGGGTCCGGCGCGGGCGCCACGTCTGCAACATGGACACGTTCTTGACGACGGCGGAGGTGATCGAGAGTGCCGGACGCTGAGGAGTTCCTGAAAACTTTCATCAGGCAGCATCTGCTGCACCTGCACACGGCCATGCCGGCGCGCATCGTCAGCTACGACGAGACGCGGCGCCGGGCGACGATCCAACCCCTGCACATGACGAAGGAAGTCGGGCGGCCGCCTCGGGAGCTTCCGATCGTCCAGAATGTGCCCGTGTTGGCGCAGAGGTTCCGGGTGAACGGTGGGGAACCGCAGGAGTATGTGCCCGTCTACGAACCAGGAGACATCGTTTTTGTCGCCTTTTCGGAGCGTGCGCTGGATTCGGTTCTGGCTGGCGGCGGGCGGCCTGTGCTTCCGGATTCCACCCGGCACCACAGCCTGAACGATGCGGTCATCCTGGGGAGGCTGATCCCGTGAAAGACATCAAAATCGTGAACGGCGACATCGTCTTCGAAAAGGGCGACATTGCAATCGTCGAAGGCGCGGACGAGCTGCGGCAGACGGTCTACATCGGCATGCAGACCAACCTGGGGGAGTGGTTTTTGAACCCGGAAATCGGAATACGGCATGCGGCTTTTGTCGGAAAGAAGCCGAACGACGAGGAAATGCGGGCGGAGATCATCCGGGGCGCGATGCAGGATGAGCGGATTCAATCGGTCGAGGACATCCAGATCGAGCGCGACCTGAAAAACCGGAAGCTGA